AAAAAATGTCAGACATTCAGACATGCAGACACATTCAGACACAAAAAATGTCACAAAACTTGCCACAGCTACAGCACAACCACGCTGTAATCGTTGCTGACTATGGGATATCGCCTGTCACACATAGGATAGCTAGTCCTATTTGCCATGCCCCTCGCTTAAATTTACAAATAAAAAAATTGACACCCTACCCCCTGTAAAAACCGACCCCCGAGATGGTTCCATCGCAAATGCGTGTGCGGGGGGAACCTACTCCCTTAGTTTTTGAGTATTAACTTTACAAATTTTTTATTTTTTTTTATTATATTATAAAATTGGGGGGTGTCTGGAATGTCTGGAGTACCTAAGAGTGGCAAGAAGAATTAGTAAAGTTCCCAAACGGTTAGAGAATGCCGTTAAATTAGAGAATGAATTAGCAAAAGTTGAACAAGAAGATATGTTATTGCAGCATCCCTCTTTTCTTGGAAACCAAAGACAGTTTATTGACCGTATATATCAGTATTTACCCGATATGGCTGACAAATTAGTGTCTTATATGACCGCTCAACCAGAGAGAGTTTATGGAAATAATGGCACTGTGCAGCTTATGGTACCAGAAGACCGTGCTTTAACAGATGGTCAGCTACAATTATTCAAAATGGTTTTACAAAAAGGCTTACCTAACCAAGCTCCCGTTAGTATGCAAGGCAAACAGAACCCAATGGAGTCTGGAAAGGTTAATATTACTATAAACCAAACTGGACCAAGTGTTGATTTTGATACTTTATCTGCTCCCGTTGATGGTGTTATTCAGGGAAGAGCCGAGAAAGTAAATACTTTATCTTTTAAGAGACCAACTAAAAATGACTGATGTTACTTTTGAGGCACATCATGCCCAACAACTAGTATTAGAAGACACTCACAGATTTATTACTTTGGTATGTGGTCGAAGATGGGGCAAGGACCACATGGCTGCTATAAAAATTTTATCTCATAGCTTAACTCACAAGAGTCCTCGAGGTAAAAAATTATATGCATGGTTAAATCCCGTCTATAACCCGCAAGGGAAAGAAAGTTTTAGAGTGTTTAGAGCTTTTGCGGAGAGTGGTGGTTTAGTGGAGAAGTGTATTGAGACACCTCCTATGGAAGTTCGTTTAATAAATGGAGACAGAATTACATTTTTTTCAGCCGATCAACCAGATAACCTTCGTGGTGGTCAGTATGATGGAGTAATATTGAATGAGGCAGGTTTTATTTCTGATCTAGATGAGCTTTGGTCTGGTCCTATTGCTGCGATGTTATTAGATAGAACAGGTTGGGCATGGATAATGGGGACCCCAAAGGGTAAAAATGCTTTTCATAAATTTTATCTTAGGGGTTTAGACAAAGAATTAGAGAATGGAACACCTAATCCTTGGAAGACTTACAGGTTTCCAACCAAGACTAACCCTTTTATCAGTGATGAGGAACTAGATAGACTTCGTGATGAATTACCTTCTGATATGTTTAAACAGGAATTCATGGCTGAGTTTATGGATACAGGAGGTGCAGTCTTCCGTGGCTTAGATCAAATGATGGCTCGAAGTGAGAACACTACTTTATTACCACAAGCTGATGGATGTCGTGTAGGTATTGACTTAGCCAAGCACACTGACTTCACTTGTTTGGTAGCTTTGGATTCAAGTAATAACGTAATTGGGTTTGATAGGTTTAATCAACTTGATTGGTCAATCATAAGTCAACGTATAGAATATTTTTGCTCAAGGTTTCGTGGTAAAGTTATTATGGATGCCACAGGTGTTGGTGATCCTATCTTTGAAAATCTATCCAGTAAGGGTTTAGCGATTGAGCCAGTAAAATTTACTAATGAAAAGAAAGCACAAATGGTTCAGAACCTGATGCTTTTAATAGAGGAAGGTGTTTTAAGAATACCTCAACCAGGAACAATTGCAGATCCAAGCCATGACACTACTCATCTATGGAGAGAGTTAGAGGCTTACTCTTATAGTATCACATCAACAGGAAGAATAAGATATGAAGCTCCTAGAGGTTTTCATGATGATGCAGTAACCGCATTATTCCTTGCAGCTTCTTCTATGCCGTTAATGATGAACGCAACAATTAATAATATAGACCTTGATAATGTACGAGGAATAGGAGAATTAGAAAACTCTTACTAGCTTTTTGTTAGAATATAGTGTAGATTTATGTCTATGTCTTGGGGTATAATACAGTTATGGATAGATATAATGCAGCCTAAAAACATAAACATCAAGAAAGCAAAGAGACCAGTAGTTAAAACCAAAGGCAACATGAAGAATGGTTGCATTATTATGGAAAAGAGTGATGCAATTCATTTTGCACCTCGTAGAAAGAGAACATAAGGATTAACATGGCAGATAAACGAGGCGATCAATCAGGTTTAGATTCAATAGTCTATAACACAGACAAAATAGCTGACAATGCTGCGGGGGAAAGAATGAATGAGATTGTTGGTCCCGATGTAATGGGTCCACAGGTTAACCCTATGGAGGCTATTAAGAATGCTAGAGATGACGTTAAGAGAGATATTGTTAACGATATACAGGTGGTTGAAGAATATAGTAGATTATCTGATGCAGAAGACCCTGAGTCTACTAAGCCAGATATGGGATCTATTAGAGACCGCATGGAAGTGGTTAGAGCAGAAGTGCAAGTGGGAGTGGATCAAGTTGCTCGTGCACTGGACAACTCTGAAAACGCTGCACAAAATTTGGATAAAGATACAGAAAAGAAAATCGTAGACTTTGTACATTCACACTTTGATTTAAGCTATGACCGTATATCTAAGAGATATGACTACTGGTCAGATGCAGAGGTAACTCATGATATTTACGTTCCAAGCAGAGTTGTTGATGATGTTAGATCTGCTAGAACAGCTTCCGCAGGGAGTAATAATAGCACTAACTCTCGTAACTCTAAAAAATATAGGCTAATTGATCAGATCAAGACACCTTACAGTCGATCTATATCTGATACTATTTGTACTTATAACTTAGCCATATTTGGTGGTGCTCCCCCTTTCAGAATTGAAAGGACTAGTATGGAGTCTGATAGAAGAGCCGCCAGACTTTTAGAAAGAAGACTACATCACAATATGAGAAAAGTCGGATATGAGCAAAAGCTCTATCAGATCTTTCTAGATAACAATAGATATGGAATGGCTCCAGTTGCTAACTTCTATGGTAAGGATGGTAACTCACCAGTAAACATAGACCCTTGGGCATATTTCCCAGATCCTAGAGTTACTGCTCAAAATAGACACGAAGCAGACTTTGTTGGATACAGAACGTGGGCAAGTTTAACTGCTTTATATAGACGTGGACACTATCAAAATTTAGATAGATTAGAGAACACAAGACCTAATGTTTCGTGGAATTCCAATCAATTTTTGAAAGACACTATTCGTGATCAGAGCATAGACCAAACCCTTTCTGGGAGTTATACTAGCGACTATAAAAATCACTTCGGACTTGGTCACGCTCATGTACTTAACACTCTTTATGTTTTTATGGACCCAAATCGTTTGGGCATATCCGCACCGTTCGGTCTTTATCGTATTGTGGTGGCAGATGAAAGTGTCGTTATACAGTTTGATCCATCGCCATATCCGCATCAAGATATATCGCTTATCCACGGAGAGGGGCAGTATGATGCACATAAAACTTTTTCATCCTCACTCTATGACTTGATGATGCCTTTACAGAGGTACCAAGATTGGTTACTTCGTACTAGAGTTGAAAATGTACAGAGTATTGTACAGAACAGATTAGTTGTTGATCCTAATAGAGTTAATATAAGAGATATATTAGATCCAAATGCAGCTAGACTTGTCAGAACTCTTCCAGGTGCTAATCCATCTGATGCCATACTTCCTTTAACAGTACCTGATGCCACTAGAAATTATTTCAGTGATTTAGATACTACTGGACAATTAATGCAAAGACTTGCAGCAGCTAGTGACACTGCTCAAGGAATACAATCTGAGACACAGAGAACAGCTACAGAAATAGCTAGACTTACATCTCTAGGTCAACAGAGATTGGGAATGCAAGCTAGATTACTTTCATCAACAACTATAAGACCTTTAGTAAGACAGATGATAGCCAATTTACAATTCTTTGAGGTAGATGGTGGTATGGTCACCTTACCCGAAGAAGTATCCGCAGAGAATCCTAGTGGGGATGTTAGATACAATAGATCAGAAATCATGGGTGATTTTGATTATGTTGTAGTTGACGGCACTTTACCCACCTCACCCGAAGAAAACTCCGAGAACATAACCAAAGCTATACGAACTTTAGCTGAGACAGGTCTAGGTCAATCTTGGGACATGGATAAATTCGTAGAAAGATTAATTGAAAGTTTTGGTTTTGAGGCTGTAGAAAATTGGAAAAAGAGTCCGAGCGAGGTTGTTCCTGATGAACAGATACAACAACAATTACAGGCGGGGAACATCGTGCCTATGTCACAGGCGGTACAGGAAGTTGGTCAACCCACAGAGATGGGTCCAGAGCAAATGGCGAGCTTGGCGAACCAAAACCCCCTTGGCTGATTTAGATGATGTTCATAAGGTATTTACAATAGACTGAGGTAAAAGATTGGCTAAACAACTTAAAAGTACAGAGTTGTCTAAAGGTTTTGAGAAATTAAAAGACAATTATTTTTGGCAAAAATATCAAGAAAGAATTCTGGCAGAATTTAATAGGGTGGAAACCGCATTAATAAGTAATGCAACTGCTGATGCAGATCAATTACGAGTTTGTGCGGCATTAATGTCGGCATTCCGCACTGTGCTTGATCTTCCTACAAAAATGGTGGGAGATGCTCAAGCGGAAGAGGAACTAGAAAGGCTCAATAAAGATGGCGATTAATCCAAGTGAAGCAGACGTAACTGCTATGAAAAACCCAGGATCTGGGGCAATAACAGATCCAAACCAAGCTATAAATCCACCTGCTAATGCACCTACTCCACCTACAGATGCAGAAGCTAATCCAGATAAATCAGGCTTTGATGCAGCATCTAGATTAAAAAAGAATGATAGAATGCCCGCTGATTTTGATTTTGAAGTAACAAATAATCCTGATCCACGGGGTGATATTGAAGTTGGTGATGCTAATGTACAAGATACTCCAACCGCAGAAGCAGATCCTATATCAAGAACTATTACTATAAAATATCGTGGTGAGGAAGAAGCTATCCCCGAGGACAAAGCAGTAACTATGCTCCAACAATTTAAATCCGTTGAGAGTAAGTATGGTCCTCTTATGGAACTATCACGAAGAATTAGTGAGCAGACAGGTGTTACAGACCCTAATCAATTAGCTAATATGATTGGTCAGAGTATGTTAAATGCTATGAATAACTCTAATCAGGATACAACTAAGACAGCAGAACCAAAAGAAACACCTGCTGAATTAACTAATGATCCTAGAGTTCTTGCTAAAAATGTAATGTCTGATGAAGATGCATCAACTAGAGCGAAAGCATTTTTTGAAGAGAATGGATTACAACCAACTGATGATGCATTCATGGCTATGCAGAATATGTTTAAGTATTCTAAAGCTGTTGAAGAGGCTGCAACTATACTCCCTACTCTCATGGAAGATGTGAATAGTTTTAAAGCTGCACAGGAATTAAGTGCAACGAGAGCTAATCAGACTTTAGTTGATTCACAAGCCGCAGCAACTGCTCAAGAACTAGGTATTGATACAGAAGCAGACTTCAATGACTTTATATCTTGGGTTGATATGCAAGATCAAACTTTTGGTAATTATAAAGCTGCCATCGGAAACAATCCCGCAGCAATGGACAAAGCCATAAGAGATTACCATGCAATCACTACAGGTAACAAAAGTGTTGCTGAACAAACTGCAATGAAAATGAATGTTGAGAAAAATATTTCTCGTGCAGGTGGTGAGACTGTAGCTTCAAGAGGTTCCGATGTACCTATTGGTAAAGAGCCTCAACAAAGTTTTAGTAACCAGATGTTAGATTTATTATAAAAAAAATTAATTAGACATAGACAATAATGTTGATTTATGTCTGTGTCTGATGTATTTTAAATATGTCTAATTATGAATGCCTACCAGACGGCAGTATTTGAACTAAAGACCAAACGGGAAACTAAGTTTATTTACATACAACCCGAGGAGCAGTCGAACAGACGAACTATATTTAACTCTAACCTAATGAGGTGATTACTATGACTACTCTTGGTATGAGGGGAACAGGTTCATTTGCAGCCGATCATCGCCCCGAAAACTATAGAGAGAAATACCTAATGTTAGAGCCGAATGGTTCGGCTCCGCTTACGGCTATTCTCTCAATGCTTCCATCAGAAGCAACAGACGATCCAGAATTCCATAACTTTAGGAAGGATCTACCTAGCTTTACCTTTACTCACTCAGGTGCTGTATCAGGTACTTCAGCTACAACTTTAACCGCAACTGCTGCCGCAGATGCTGCATTCTTCCGTGTTGGAATGTTAATTAGGAACTACCGAACAGGTGAAGTTGCTAAGATTACTGCAACACCAACTGCAACAACTTTTACAGTAACAAGAGGTGTTGGTAACAGTGGAACAGGTGTAGCTATTGCAGCTAACGACACATGGTTCATGGTCGGAAATGGTAATGCTGAAGGTGGTGACACTCCAACAGCAGTAAGTTACGATGCATCAAGCACCGAGAACTTTTGCCAAATTTTCAGAACACCATATTCAATCACAAGAACTGCTATGCATACTAACTTCAGAACTGGAGATCAGTATTTAGAGAAGTCTCGTGATGCTTTAAAAGAGCATATGGTAGGAATGGAAAGAGCAATGTTGTTCGGTAAAAAGGACATCGTAGCAGGTTCCGCAGGTATGCCAGAAAGATACACTGATGGTATCTTTAATTCTATTACTACTAACGTAGAAGATGCGGCTGCTAACTCTAACGCTAACCGTTTAACAGAAGCTGAGTTTGATACTTTCTTGGCAGAAAAAGCATTTGCTTTCGGTTCATCTGAAAAGTTAATGTTATGTGGATGGAAGGTTGCAGAGCACCTACAGACACTAGCTAAGTCAAGATATCAAATCAACAGCACTGGAACTGGTGATTCATACGGTGTTAACTTTACTACTTACAATACTTTTGCAGGTACATTACAAGTTAAAACTCATCCAATGTTCAGACAGATCCCAGGTGCTCAGTACGATGCAATTATCTTAGATACTAAGGATTTAAGATATAGATACGTTGACGATACTCAATTGTTGAAAGATCGTCAGGGCAACGGTGTTGATGGTGTCACAGACGAATATCTAACAGAAGCAGGTTTAGAAATTCTTCAAGAAAAGACACATGCTATCATCACTGGTTGGTTTTCATTAACATAGAATTATCTATGTGCTTTAGAGAACCATCTTTTATGGTGGTTCTCTTTAAACTTACAGGAGATAAGATTGACACCCAAAAAAACCATTAAATTTTTTGCTAAAAGACCAAATATGGAAATTACCGTTGATGGAAAAGTATATCCATTCCACGGTGGTGAATTAGAAGTTGATTTAAAATTAGCCGAACAAATTAAACAACATCATCTCTATAGAAGATCTCATATCTTTTGTGATGAAGATGCTATTATTGTGAATGGAAAAGTTCAAACAATTAAAGATAATCCTCGTATGCAAGACCTTGCTGCCGAGGCTAAACAAAATAAAGAATTAAGCATTTTTTCCTTTCCCGCTAGAACAAGTGTTATCGTTGATGCGGGTCCTTATAAAATTCAATTTCAAGATGGTAAAGCTGCCATAGGCAAGAAAGAAGCAGATTGTCTAAGAAGACATGTCTTTTTCAGACAAGGAAAAATTGTAGAATTAGAGGTAAGTAATGGTTAGCTATAACTCAGGCGGATCTGGTACAGGTCAATTTTCTACATTATCAGAATTAATTGATGATGCATTAAGGGAAATGGGTGAATCAAGTCCAACTGTTTTAAAAAATTTAGAAGGCGAAAGATTTTTAAATTATGCTAACAGAGTTGTTGCAGATATTAATAGACACCCCTCTTTTCTTGATGTCCTAGATAACTCTTACGATGATCAAACAGGTTCTATAACTAGCGGTACGAATGAGTTAATCGTATCATCTGGTACCGTAACCTTTAGCACTTACACACCAGTAAAGATTACAGGAGCAGGACATGGTGGCTCTGATCTTTATAGTTTTGTATTAGGAGCCAAGACAGTAAGTGGAAGTACGGTTGCAGGTACATACCGTATTGCGGATACAGCCGATACTACTGTATCTAACGTATCTGTTTCTAACCCATATAAAACAAGAATTAAAAGATACACTGCTATTGGTAATCATAGAGCAATTGATGATGAAGTTATGATTGAGGGTCTCAAGAGTTATTACTCTATAGATGACACTGACACAAATAATACAGGTCTTATTACTTTAAGGAGTGGGATATACACAAACACTCTTAATAATTGGATTGGTTCACTAACAAATATTCAAGGGGCACTTACAGTTGAAATAAATGAGTACACCTAATGTCTCGAAAACTTTTTTCATATAATAGATTTTTAGGACTAGACACTGTCACAAGTCCTTCAAATATGTCTGAAAGGTTTTTAGTAGAACTATCTGATGCTTATATAGATTTTAGAGGTCAGATAATTAAAGGTCCAAGTATTAATAAATTATCAGGTAATACTGAAAAGCATTATAATATAAGACATTACGGTGCTGGAGATTTAGTTCGATATATTTTTAACGGTAATAATATAGATATTAAATCTAATTCAGCAACTCAATCCACCGCATTTAATACAAGCACAACTGCAATCACACCTATATCAACTGTTAACTTCGATCAAAAACAATTTGCGTTTATGTCTGGTCATAATCCATTTCATTTTAATGGTTCAGCATTCACTACCGTCAGTGGATTTGGTTCAACAAATTTTTCTAGTTTAGGCTCTTATCCAAAAGGTGGATTTGCTGTAAATATTTTAAATCGTTTAGTCGTTGCAGGTATACCAAACCGTGATACAGAAATACATGTAAGTGAACAAGATAGCTTTGTTAATTGGAGAACTAATACATCAAGTGGCACTACACCAAATCAAACTGATGGCAGTATTATTGATGTAAAAAATCAATTTACCTCTAGAGATACTATTCAAGGTCTTGCTGTATTAGAAGGTGATAAGTTAGTTGTTTTTGGTCAGAATGAAACCTTAGTATATTTAGCCGATACAAATATAAATTTATGGGAAATAGCTAGAGACTTTAGAGTGCCTATAGGCATCTTTGGTAGGAACACCGCAGTCAATGTCGGAACGGATGTATTCTTTTGTAGTAGATTTGGAGTGCACAGTCTGAAACGTGCAGCTTCAGGTTTGACACTTGAGACCGTGACATTCACAAGAGAGATACAAGACTTATATCAATCTTTAGTAGATACGGTTCCAACTAGTGGCAGTTTTACTGAACCTCATGCTGTGTGGGATGGTGAGATTGGGCAGTATCATATTTTCTTCCCACAAAATTCTACAGGCACATCCTTTACAAAACTAACATTTACTTATGATCCATCAGCAGGTCGTTCTGGTCATCTAAGTTTTAGCAATACTACATCCCATAACAGTACATGTGGATCTTACTTTGCCAGACCAGACACGTCTTCTGGAGTATCAGCATTACAAATGGGAACCACGTCTGGATATGGTGATGGTCAATCACTGACACAGTCCAACAGTATGAGTGTGAGAACCCCACTCTTATCTCAGGGTTCACCTGATACATATAAACATTATAAACGTCTGATTATTCGTGCTGTCGGAACGGCAGACTTTGTTGTAACTATATTTGATAGTGAGAATAATCAACTCCAACAAACTACAGTTCGCCCTGAGAATGATGGATTTGCTTCAACTTCAGGTATTAGTAATGATAGTACGAGACCTATCGATATACCAATACCTCATAGATCAAAAAGTATTAGTGTTAAGTTCACTTGCACAGCAACAGGAGAATTAAAAATATTAGATTTCGCTTTAATAGTAGACACAAAATAGTGTATATTTGTGTCTATGTCTGGTATTATAGTAGAAAATAATGTAGATTATAAGAGTATTTTAACATTATGTCTGGGATCTGAGGTTCACAGACAATGGTTTGTAAAAGACATAGAAAGGCTTTTTATCAAACCGTTAGAAGATGATCTAGCTAGATTGTTTTACAGGGATGGCAAGATCATTGGATTTGGAAGTTGGGCATTTTTATCCGATGAGGTACAAGATGCATTCAAATCAGGTAGTCGCAAACTACAGTCTGAAGATTGGAAGAGCGGAAACAATATCTGGGTAATTGATGCAATCGCACCAAACAAGGAGATTGGGTTTGTAGGTAGATGGTTAAGAAGTCATCTCGTTCCCTACAGTCAACAACTTGGAACTAACCGTTGCAACTGGTTAAGACGAAGACCAGATGGTTCGGTAAGAAAAATAGGTTTAGTGATTGCGAATGATATTCGACAGACAAATATGGAATGATAATCACACTTTCACAGTGGCAGACTATGTAGATCCTTTTGAGCTAAAGTATGGCTTATTTGGTGGCGATGGTGGCGACAGCAGTGGAGGTGGTGGCGGATCTGATATTGGTGGTGAAGTTGGAAACCCAGGAGACTCTTCTGGAGGTGGCGGTGGATCTGATATAGGTGGCGAAGGCGGCGGCTCTGGTGGTGGAGATTCTGGCGGTGGAGATTCTGGCGGTGGAGATTCTGGCGGAAGCTCTGGCGGTGGTGGAAGTACTGGTGGTGGTGGAAGCACTGGTGGTGGAAGCACTGGTGGTGGTGGAAGCACTGGTGGTGGAACTACTTTCGGTATAAACGGAGTATCTAAAACTGGTAGTACTGCATCAGATGCAGCTATAGGTTATACATCTTCTGCGGGATCAGGTGTAGCTGGTACTAATTTTGATGCTCTACAAGGTGCAAGTCAATCTACTGTAAATCAAGCAGTTGAAATGGCTAATCAAGGTGCAACTGTTTCCCAGATTGGTGATATGCTTGCAGGTTCGCAAGGCACTAGTTCAATAGCAGGTTCATCGAATGCAAGCACTATTGCAAATTTAAGCAGAGGTGGAAAAACAATTTCTGGTTATACCGCTACAGGTATGCCGACTTATGATAGTACAAGATCCACAACTGCTCCAGATGTTATATCAAATATTGTGGGATCAACTTCAGGCAATGTAGTTGGATCTGGTTTTAGCTCTGTTACTAATGCATTAAGAGATGATGACTTTAGTGGTTTAATGTCTGCAAGATCAGATGCTACTGGTGTTCAAGGTTA